CCAAAGGCGGATTTGGTAGTTAAACTACCGAATTCCCCAGCTCGGCACTAGTAGGATTGTCTCCTGTAGGACCGCATATCTCCGAGTAGAAGATATGGGATAACTGAGGCACAGTACTAAAGCTAGCACGTTTCAACCTTAGCTTATCGGTTGATTGTACCCGAGACGAGGTTTCCACCCCGTCAGAGGAACGTGTTCGCTCCGAAGTGGCATTAAGCCAGTGGTAATAGCCTCCAGGTCCATTTCCCTTTCGACGCTTATCTTCCGATAGGCGTTGGTTTGGTGTGTCTTGCGACACAAGTTGGAACTTGAAGGACGTATCACTACCACCCCAAAGGACACTAGGGACCATCGACTTGAGCCAGAGCCATATAGGCTCTATCTCAGGATCGATAATAGCACTATGCTGGAATGTACCCCATTGACGAAGCTTATTAGCCACGTCAATGAGATCATCCAGCCTAATGATAGGTTTCCTAATGTAGAAAGGAGTTATATCGAACCCATCGTAGTAATGACCGCCACAGGACTCACGGAACGGACCGCTATCGTATGATTTCTCGGAGTTAACTGAGAAGCCAAAGAAGCTAAGTGCGTAGGTAAGTTCCGGGACGACATCTGTTGGACAGATGATATCATCACCGTAGACAGATACGACTCCACGTGACCCTCTAAAATAGCAGCAAGCTTTCGTTATAGCAAAGAAGAGCAAGCTCTCTAGCTCGAACGTAAACCCATTGCCCATAGAGGAGTACATGTGGTTCAGATGTTCATCACCATCAATGATGGTAACTGGACTCCTTACAGAGTCCAGTAAGGTGCACCAACACTCGGGAAGAAGAAGGGCTACAAGACCCATCGAAACCGAATCGCTTGCACTGGACAAGTCCAGAGTTGCAAGTTTTCCGGTAATCGATCCTTCACGAGCCAACGATCGGTTTATTGACTGATCATTGAGATTTATGTTGTGCGTGCGGAGGCATTTACGGAAGTAATTGCCAATGCCCTTTTGGATGAACATATTCAGATCGGGTTCCTTGCAGGCAACTCGATCTATATCTGTTTTCTTCGGGACTGTAAACATCACGTTTCCTGGCACAAGATCGATGATTAGTCGATTTTGGGCGTTTATCCAACCCGGGACTTCATCGACAATTAAGTCAACGAAGAGGTCCAGGCAGGCTTTTGTAGCGTGAAGCGTTCCGGTGTACTTTGAGCTTGGATAGCTCAAAGTGCGGTTACGGCTCGTCGATGCTCCACCTGAAAAGGCGCCGATCAAGGCGTCGACAGGTGCAGTCTCCCCGATGATGTCAGCAATAAAATTGCGACACCAGCACACGAAGTCGGACAGGCTCACCCTAGGCACTATGTTGTACGTGCTAGGGGTGGTTAAGAGCCTATCGTTCGTCGCTTCATTCTCACGTTCTGTTGCGAGCCATTTGTTAATAGCACGCGTCCTCCTTACTTCTGGAGGATCAGTTTCGTGAGAAACGAATTTTGACATCAGTTCTTCCTTAAGATAATCCGATTTAACGGAAGGGAGGAGCTGTAACAGTCTAAACTCGAGCTGGGAGGTTAAGTCGTCCGGAAGGACAGGGTTGCGCACGCGCAACCCATTCCGATTGTGAGGCATTAGGTACTCCTTAATGTCTTACCCCGCGAGCTTAGCTCGTGAGGCACAAGTTGCGTTATTAGCGCTTCTTGCGGAGCAGCGAGAAAAGAAGGCGACCAACTGCCACTGCCGGTACCACTAGGGCACCGATAATGGACAAAATGGCGTTAGCCTTCTCAACCGCCGGATCGTCGTCGCCCATTAATAAGGGCTCGCCAAGGTTTCGATCAGAGGCTTGATCTGCGTAGTGTCGGCCAACATGGCCTTCAATGCCGCATGCAAGTCCTGACGTTCCTCGGTGCTGGAGGTATTATCGAACGACAACGTCACATCGGCATAAGCCGTGCGAACGATAGTCGGACGAGTAACTCCAGAGACGGTCACGTCCTGAACGACAGGGAGGGCGACCTTCAAGGTCACCTTCCGCTTGCCGGTCTGGGTTTTCGAGACAGCGAAAGAAGCGTACTTCTCAGCAATCGGAACCCCGGTGGAACTCACCGTTGTCGCAACACCACCAACGATGTCACGAGGAGCGAACGTAACGTCCGCGTTTGCGTGGTCTTTGAGGACCAGGCTAGTCAGCTGTACCATATTTGTTACATCTTTCTAGAGTCTCGAAGTTTTAAATGACGAGACATGTTTCTCGAAGCGGTATTACTTCAAGAGTGAACGGAGAACTGCCAAGGCATTCACCGCTCGGGTAGTGGAATAGGGTGTTACATCAGCGTAAAGCTTAGGGGCTGGAAACCCCACGTGGCATTGGCGTCGAAATTCGAACCATTGCTCTTTGTAACTCCCTGGAGTCACCCACTTATAGTAGGACTCGCTGTCGTCCGGCTCCGGTAGGAGACGGTAAACTTCAACGTGCCGTTCTATGTGAGTGCTCGTCCATCCACCGTTGGATTCGAG